GATTGAGGCGGTGTGATATGAAGAATGATAGATATATTGTAGAACAAGAGTTTGAACACGCAGGATATAAATGTGTCGTTACATTCAATATGATGGGGATTAGGTGCGGATATGTAGGCATTCCTAAAAACCACCCTTTATATGGTAAAGGGTATTCAGACTATCTTGAAATTAAGAAAGCAGATGTCGGAGACCGAAAAATAAGCGGTATTTTTCCGTTGCTTTTAGCTTGCCTTGATGAAGACGAAAGAATACGGATTGAAGCATATTTTTCATGCCATGGTGGTATCACCTTTGCAGATGGCGGAGAAAATTCAAACTATCCAATAGAAAGTGATTTATGGTGGTTTGGTTTTGACTGTGGACATTGTGACGATGCAAAAGAACTTAGACTCGCTTATGAGAGATTTCCTAATTATAGAAAAAGCCTTGCTATGCAGATTGAGTGTGAAGAGAGATTCCACATTGATGGATTGATAATCCGTACAGAGGAATATGTAGCAGAAGAGTGCAAGAAGTTGGCAGAACAGCTAAAAGAGTTTGAAGAAAGTGAGGAAAGTTGATGAGTGTAAAAGGATATAAAGCATTCAACAAAGGAATGATATGTAAGGGCAAGCAATACAAAAAAAATACGACTTACGAAGAAAATGGGAACAAAATATGTAAAGCTGGTGTAATGCATTTTTGCGAAAATCCATTTGATGTACTGAATTATTATCCACTTGTAGATGAAAATGGAGATATTTCAGATTTTGCAGAAGTTGAAGCCGTTGGAGATATTTATAAAAAAGGAAATAAGTCGGCAACAAACAAGCTACATATTGGTGCAAAACTTGGGCTTAAAGGATTCATCAAGGCTTGTGTGGATTTTACTATTGAAAAGACAAGGATTGAACCTATAAAAAATAACGAAGCTGATAACAGCAATAAAGATTACGCAAAGATAGGTTCAAGTGGAGATTCCGCAAAGATAGGTTCAAGTGGAGATTACGCACAGATAGGTTCAAGTGGATATTCCGCAAAGATAGGTTCAAGTGGATATTCCGCACAGATAGGTTCAAGTGGAGATTCCGCACAGATAGGTTCAAGTGGATATTCCGCAAAGATAGGTTCAAGTGGAGATTACGCACAGATAGGTTCAAGTGGATATTCCGCACAGATAGGTTCAAGTGGATATTACGCACAGATAGGTTCAAGTGGATATTACGCACAGATAGGTTCAAGTGGATATTACGCACAGATAGGTTCAAGTGGAGATTCCGCAAAGATAAGTTCAAGTGGATATTACGCACAGATAGGTTCAAGTGGATATTACGCACAGATAGGTTCAAGTGGATATTCCGCAAAGATAGGTTCAAGTGGAGATTCCGCAAAGATAGGTTCAAGTGGATATTACGCAAAGATAGGTTCAAGTGGAGATTCCGCAAAGATAGGTTCAAGTGGATATTCCGCAAAGATAGGTTCAAGTGGAGATTCCGCAAAGATAGGTTCAAGTGGATATTACGCACAGATAGGTTCAAGTGGAGATTACGCACAGATAGGTTCAAGTGGATATTACGCAAAGATAGGTTCAAGTGGAGATTCCGCAAAGATAACATCCGAGGGCAATAATTCCGTAGTTATGGCAGCAGGCTACAATTCAATAGCAAAAGCGAAAATCGGTAGTTGGATAACATTAGTGGAATGGATTAGAACTGATAAAACGGACGATAAAGGTAATTGCATATGGAAACCTAGGTGTGTAAAAACTGAATATGTAGATGGAAAGCACATTAAAGAAGATACATTCTATAAATTAGTTGATGGTGAATTTAAAGAAATAGAAAGTGAGGAATGATTATGATTAGCATAGACTTGGGTAATGTAAAAATTAATGGTAGCAGAATGTTAGTAAAGGCAGAGCTTGCTACGCTCTTAAAGGTTTGCAAAGATGTCATGGGAGAAGAAGATTATAAATACTGCATAGAAAAGGCTGAAACTAGTACAGAAGAAATTTGCAAAGATATTGATAAAGAGATTGGCAAAGATGCTCGCATGAACCTTGAAAAAATTATACGGATTATTCTTGGAATAAAGGAGGATAAATAATTATGGCAGAGAATACAACAGTTACAATCCCAGAAAACAAAACAGAGGTAGTAGCACACAATAACAAGGTAACAGATTACAGCCTTGGCATTTTTGGAACATCAGACAATTTTATTATGGCTATGCAGATGGCAAAGGCATTGGCTGAATCAACGATTGTTCCACAAACATACCAGAAAAATGCGTCTAACTGCTTAATTGCTATCGAACAGGCGCAGAGAATGCATATTAGTCCGCTTATGGTTATGCAGAATCTTTATCCAATACAGGGCAAGCCAAGTTGGAGCAGTAAATTCTTAATAGCTTCAATTAATGCTAGTGGAAAATTTGACATGGAATTACAGTACGATGAAACAAAGGATAAAGACGGAAAGCCTTACTCGTGCGTTGCGTGGACTATGAAGAATGGAAGAAGAGTTGAGGGCATGGAAGTCAATATGCAGATGGCAAAAGACGAGGGCTGGCTTGGAAAGAATGGCAGTAAGTGGAAGACAATGCCACAGCTGATGTTGAGATATAGAGCTGCTTCATTTTTCAGTAGCTTGAATTGCCCTGAATTAACAATGGGAATTTATACAAAAGAAGAAATCGAGGACAACGATTTTAACGAATACTCTATGGATATAGAAGCCCAGGCACATGAAGATATTGTGAGCAATGCTAATTCGGTAGATTTTGAAGAGACGGAAGCGGAGAATACAGAAATCCCAGAACCAGAAGATAGCACACTTCCGCCATTTATGCAGGCAGAATAGGGGGAAATATGATTTTTGTTAAACTAATGATTTTATTGTGGGTAATCTTTTTGATAATCAGATTTTTTGTAAGGGCAAATTTATCGCTCTTGGAAGAGACACTTATTGCACTAGGCAAACTTCCCAAATTAACATTTGGACTTGCATTGTTTCTTATCAGCTTTTGCCTTGCATTTATTGATAGCTTTGTAGCTTTGATCTGGTTTTTGTTTTTTAGATAAGGAGATTGAGTATGAGAGTAATTTCACAGGACGGAATAATAGATGTTCCATATGATTGTTTTTCATTATCCATGTCTAGTGGGAGATATAAAGATGTAGAAGTGGCATATATCCATTGCCAAAATTCATCATCACCGAATGGCACAAAGTTAGCTGAATACTCAACCAGAGCAAAGGCAGTTAAGGCTATGGAAATGTTGAGAGAAGCATGGCTAAATGAAACCCAAGAATTTGAGGATGGAATTTACCATAGAAATATTATTTTTCAATTTCCACAGGATGATGAAATCGAGGTGTGAATATGTACAAAGATATGTCACTAATACTGAAAGACGGACAAGTCGGGGATTTCAAACTCCAACATTACGACATTTCAGATAATGACTTTTACGCAATCGTCCGCTGCGGAATACCACCGGGAAGATATATAAGGCTCATTAACAGATGTGATTGTGTAATGCCTGATACTCCTATGGAAAAGGAAACAAATAGAGATTTTATCCGTAATGCACACGGAAATGTCCTTATTGGTGGACTTGGAATAGGTCTTATCATTCTTGCAATACAGGATAAAGAGGATGTTAAGCAGATAACAGTTGTTGAGAAAAATCGTGAAGTAATTGAACTTGTCGGAAAGCAGTTACCGCTTAATTCCAAAGTAAACATTGTGAATGATGATGTGTTTGAATATAAGCCACTGCTTAAGTATAACACGATTTATATGGATATATGGAACTATATTAATGAAGATGTTTACAACAAACAGATGAAGTCTTTAATTAATCGCTACAGGAGATATTTAGTTCCTAAAATCGAAGATGAAAACAGATATATTGATTGCTGGTGCAAAAGACAGGCAAAGAATGGAGAGCGGATATGAAGCAAAATCCAATAATAATGGCGTGCGAATTGTGTGGAAAGCCACAACCAAAAGATGAATCACGTTCTAATGAAAACTGGAATGTTTATGATGCAAAAGCTGTTTGTGAATGTGGTGGAAAATTCAAAATAATGTTAAGTGAAGACGCGGAGAGATTAAGGAAGTGATTTTATGAAGATTATCAAAGGTAAAGAGAAAGAATACAAAGATTGGTACGACAAGAATAGTGACGGATATAGCAGAGCTTGCTTCACTTATGCTGAAAGGTGGGCTGAACTGTTAGAGGTGGAAATTGACAAGAGTAATGATGTTATGAAGTGCTTTGTTGATAATGCCGACAGATTAAGTCGTGAAGCAGACACAGAGGGCATAACAGGATTTATGTATGGCTGTGCTGTTAATATTCTTTCACAGTGTTGGGAATATGGAGAATATTTGAGAAAGTGGCATAACAAAGAATATGGTTATGACGGAGATGGTGTTGTAAATCCAGCAGTTATGACAGTAGGTGTGAAGCGATGAGGCTAAAATGCATTGCGACAGGAAGTACAGGTAATTGCTATTTGCTAACTTCCAACAGCGGAGAAACGCTTATCCTTGATTGTGGAATACCGATTAAGGAGATTAAGAAAGGCTTGAATTGGAACATTAAAGATGTTGTGGGTGTGTTATGCACCCATAAACACCTTGACCACAGCAAGTCGGTAGCTGATATTAGAAATATGGGTATTCGTGTATTTAATCCGACACTTAATATTTTTCTTGATGTGGTGCATTTTGGCGATTTCACAATTAGACCTTTTGACCTTACGACAGTAGATGGCAGATGGACACATACAAATGCAGATGGTAGCGAGTGTCCTTGTTATGGATTTTTAATCACTCATCCAGAAATGGGGAAAATGCTTTACATAACCGACACAGAGTTAATTAAGTGGAGATTTAAAG